GGTTGCCGGGGATGGTCTCGATGTAGGCGAGGATATTCGAGAAATTCTGGACCGTCGTGATTTTGAAGATGGTCCAGTAGTCGCCGGCGTTGCGCAGCTCCATGGCCACCGTGTCGAATGCGCCCTTGATCGCATCGACCCAGCTCTGGATCATCGGCTTGTTCTCTTCAAACACCGTGATCACGGAAGCGAGCAGCTCATTGAAGGCGGTGATCGTGGTGTCGATGATCGGCATGAGCATGGTGCCGATCGTGGTGGCGAAGTTGCCGATGCCGCCGCCGGCCTTCAGGAACTGATTCGCGGTGGCGTCCTGGGTGCGCTCGAGGTCGCCGCTGGCGGCGGCCAGGCCCTTGGTGATCAGTGAGGCCCTGGCCGCGGTCTTGGCGGTCTCATCGAGCTGGCCTTTGCCCTTCACCAGGCCCATGCGCAGGGCCTCTTGCTTCACGGCGTTCTCGCTGAGCTGCACGCCCAGCTCGCGGAGCGGCTTCGTCTCGCCCACCAGGCCCGACTGGAGCTTCTGGAGGGCCTCTTCCATGGGGATGTGATAGAAGCTCGTCACGTCGGCGGCGAGCTTCGTCATCTGCACGCTCATGCCGGCCGCGGCCTCGCGCGACATGCCGGCACCCTCGCCGATCAACCCGAACGAGGCGGCGGCGTCGAGCATGGGGCCCTTCGCCAGGCCGAACTTGCCGGCCAGCTCGTCGGCCATGCCGGTGACGACGCCTGTCGAGGCGCCGAATGTCTCGTTGACCTTGTTCATGGTCTCATTCAAGTCGACGGCGCCCTTGATGCCCTCGCTGAAGAATCCGACCAGGGCTTCGGTGCCCTTGTAGATCAGGCCGACGACGCCCAGGGCGGAGGCGATCTGGACGCCCAGGCCCTTCACCGAGGTGGTGACCTTGTTCACCATCGGCGCCATCGTCCGGAACTGATTCGCCAGCCGCGTGGCGCCGGCCGCGGGGCTTGCCAGGTTGATGCCGTTGAGCTTCGACATGCTCAGGCGCGATTGATCCGTGCTCGCGCGCAGGTTGCTGAAGGCGGATCGCAGGGTGAGGAAGCCCTTGAAACCGGTGACGGCCTTGCTGGCGGCGGGGCCCACCGCAAGTACGGCGCGCTGCACGCGGGTCATGTTCTCCTCGCTGGTGCCCGCTGCCGCGCTCATCGCTCCCTGGATCTTGGCCTGGACATTCGAGAGGGCCGACTGGATCCCCTGAAACTTCATCGACGATTCGATCCGGGCGGCGAGCTGCTCGATGACGCCGCCGATGACGTTCAACTGCTGTTGCACGACATTGGCGATCTGCGTGAGCGGTTTCAGACCGGCCTGGAGCGCGGCCGACATCTCAGGACCGACGCGTGCCATGCTGCTTTCGATCCGGCCGCCGATGTCCTCGACTCCGCCGCCGGCGGCCTCGGCAGGCACTGGCGGCGCGGCGGTGGCCGGCGCGGCCTGGCCGGGGACCTGCGCCGGCGTCTGGATACTGGTGACGGCGCTCTGGGCGGTGATCGCGCTCTGCTCGAGGGCCTTCAGGCTGTTCGATGCGGCGTTGACGTCGCGCACGAAGCTGGGCGAGTCGAACTGGAGGCCGATCTGGATCTGGCGGTTGATGGAGCTGTTCAAGGGCATTGGTTTCAATCCTCAGGCGGGTCGAGGACGGTGCCGGCGAGCTCGAGCAGACGCCGCGACCGCTGGCGCTCGGTCGCGCCCAGGGCGAAGTGTGACGAGCTGAAGACCTGCGTCGGCCGGAATGTGCCCAGGAGCCGGCGGAGCTGGGCGAGGTTCGTCACGTAGGAGCAGGCGCGAGCCATGAAGGCGGCGGGGTCATTGAACTGGAGCCGCGGATCCTTGATCAGGAGGAGCTCGCGCTCGGCCTCGGTCAGGCCGGGTACCGTCACGTTGCGGACAGGACCGCGCTTGGTGCGGGACTCGGCGAGCAGGAAGGCCAGGAGCTTGGCCGCGATCGCCTTCTCGGCGGGGCTCGCCGGGACGAACCGGGCCGTGCCGGCGGCGTCTTCCTCGGTATGGCCCTCGACCAGCTCGGTGAGGGTGTAGCGGAGGCGCAGGGCCGGGTCGGTCTTGATCTCCGCGCCCACCAGCTTGATCGCCTGCGTGCGCGAGAGAGGAGCATCCTCCGCGACGCCGGCGTCGGTGCTGGTGGGCGCGGCGAGCGCCTCGATGATCTCCTGGCGGCCCTCGAACCGCCCGAGGGCGAACTGATCGCGGAGCTGATAGAGCGTGTCGTGGTCGGGCTCGCCCTGGGCGCCCAAGACCACGATCCGCGGGTTGGGTGGTTTCTTCTTGCCGGCCCAGAAGGCGGCCGTGAATGCCTGGAACAGAATGAGGCGGGCGCGGGCCTTGATCCGGGTCTGGCGCTCGGCGATCTGCCTGGCGAGCTCGCCCAGGCCGATCATGGCCGCGATCGTCGCCAGCTCGGCGGCCTCGAGCACGACGGGCGGGTGTTCGGCCGGAGGCCTCCGCGGCGGACCGCCGGCGGCCTTTTCAGTGGCCTTGCTCAGAAGCGTCTGGAGTTTGCTGGGCACCGTTCTTGGATCCTCGGGCTTGCGCTTGGGCATACTGGCTCATCATCTTCATCCGCGCGGCCATGTCGTCAACCGACTGGCCCGGCCGTGCCGCGGCGAAGTAGGGGATGATCTTCTCGAGCGGCCGCGGCTTCTGGGACCAGAGGCCCTCGAGGGTCGAGCAGATGAGGGCGGCGAGGAAGTAGACGTCCGGGAAGCCGTAGAGGCTGTCAAAGGCAATGAGCTCGGCGAGCGCGGGGGAGGTCAGGGCCCGGCCGAGCTCGTCGGGGGTGCGGCCGTAGTGCGCGGCCAGGCGGATCAGGAAGCGTCGGCCTGGCCGTTCTGTGAGTTTTTTTCCAGCTCCTCGATGTCTTCGCGGGTGAACTTGTTGAGGCGAAACGCGACGTCGCAGATCCGCGCGACGGCCGTCGTCGACTTGGCACCGAGGACGGGGACATCTTCCTCGCGGAACAGGTCCTTGCCGTTCTCGTCGCAGCAGCAGTAGTAGACCAGCCGCGCCCTGAAGTGGACGCGCTTCGTCTTCTCCCACTGCATCTCGAGCTGGTCGCGCTCGCTTGCGGATAAGGTGCGGACCCAGACGTCGCCACCCCACTCGGGGACGTTGACGAGCTCGCGGGGAAACACGGGGGCAGAGGCAAGGATCGACTGGCGATCGAGGGCCATGGTCAACTTCCGGCGGTGTAAACGGGGAGGTCTCTGAGCTTGATCTCGACATCGGCCCCGAGGTTCGATTTGACCTTCATGCCGTTGAGCTTGAAGCTCGTGGTGAAGCCGCTGAAGGCGGCCGAGGCCTTCGTGGTCTGGCCGTCGTTGAACTGGAGCTTGTAGGACTGGATCGTGCCCGGCGCGGTCGTGTCCTGAATGAAAAGGATCTGCGTGTTTGTGTCGTTGGGGTCGAACCAGATCTTGAGCGTGATCGTGTCGGGTTCGGGGAAACGCGAGGGGCGCGTGATGATCAGGCCCGTGTTGATCGCGGTGGAATCGATCGCCTCGACGAGGACCTCGGGCCCCTCGATCTCGGTGACCTGGGCGATGGTGGTGAACGTCGCGGCGATCTGGACCTGGAGCAGGGTGTTTTCGCCGGGTATCACGTTGGCGTCGACGGCGGGCATTTTGAAGATCCTCCTTCGGAGGAAGGGATGAGGGATGAGGGATGAGCCAGAGAAGCGCAGTCTTATTCATCCCTCATTCTTCATCCCTCATCCCTTCTCAGGTGTTTGTGGGCATCGACTCGCGCAGCTTGAATGTGAATGGCAGCTCCTTCCAGTAGGTCCCGATATCGCTGCCGGAGATCGGCTCGTCATACCCATCGGTCTCGTACTCGAAGAAGACGAAGATGATCGGCAGGCCCTCGAGCAGGGTCTTGTAACCCTGGAAAAAACTCCGGAGGACCTCGCGGCCGGCCTCGATATCGGCCTGACTGAAGGACGACACGCGAAAGAGGACACTCACGTAGCGGATGCCGGCGGGTGCTGTGAGACTCGTGTCGTGGATCGAGTTGTTGAACTGATAGGTGAGGGTCGGGGCCCCGGATTGTGCGGTCTGGGGAATGATGACGGGGAAGATCCGGTTGTCGAAGAGCGCCCGCGACTGCGTCTGGCCGGCCAGGGCGGCCACAATGGCCTGCTTCAGGTCGGAGGGAAGGGCGCTGCCGCCCGCGTGTGGAAAGTAATCCCCAGCGAAATAGGTCTTGGGAAAAAAGCTCTTGGGAAACACGGGAGGCTCACGGCGGCGGCGTCAAGGTGACCGAGTTGCGGTTGCCGTACTGGTCGACCGCGGCCACGATCCTGGGCTGGGTGTTCGAGGGATCCATGATCGTGACCGTACTGGCGACATTGGTTGCGCCTGAGAGCAAGGATGCGACGGCGTCGAGGATCAAGGATAGGGCTTGCCGACTATTAATGTTGCCTTCGGTCATGACGTTGTCGAGGCCCGAGGCCGAAATCGACGCATCGCTGTTGATGATGTCAGAGTAAAACGGCGCGACGTTGTTGACGGACCAGCGGACCTCGCAGGACCCCTGAGGAACGAGGATCGGCCAGGCCGCATAACTTCCCGAACCGGCCGGCCGTTCGCTGACGTTGGACTGCGTCCAGGTCGAGGCGTTCCAGGGCGTGCCATCGGGGTCGAGGACCTGGTAGCCGACGGTGGTCAGGTTCGGCGGCAGCCCTGCGATCATCGAGAGGATATTCATTGTTGCTGGCGGCGCTGGTGTTGGTGTCGGGGTTGGTGTTGGTGTCGGGGTTGGTGTCGGAGTCGGGGTTGGTGTCGGCGTGGGCGTCGGAGTCGGCGTGGGCGTCGGAGTCGGCGTGGGCGTCGGTGTCGGCGTGGGCGTGGGTGTCGGAGTCGGCGTGGGCGTCGGTGTCGGCGTGGGTGTTGGTGTCGGAGTCGGTGTCGGCGTGGGCGTGAATGGATAGGCGACGCCAGCACCGCCGTTGTAGAGCTCGACGACTTCGGCGGTTGTCAGGGCCCGATTCCAGACACCGGCCTCATCAATCTCCCCGTTCCAGTATTCAGTGCCGGCGCCGGCGCCGCCTGTGCCGCTGAAATCAGAATCGCGACCGAGGGTAAAGGCCGCGGTCGTCTGCACCAGAGGGCCGACGGCGCCCGTGGCGCGCGTGCCGCCATTCACCTGTATCCAGATGATGCCCCCCGATGTATCCATCCCGGCCACGACGTGATACCAATTTCCGGCCGAGATTGCACCGCTAGCGGTTGCATTATAGACGGTCGTGCCATCATACGTGATGATGTTAAATTCTTTGGTCGAGCCATCGTAATAGAGGGTATACTCGGAGGTAGCACCGGAGGTCTGCCGCTTGGCGAGACATGTCATATTGGATGAAGGCAGGGTTGCGGCCTTCAGCCAGAGCGAAAACGATTGTTCGAGATGTTGCCGGAGATCGGGATTGTCCGGTGCTTGCAGCCACTGATTCGTACCGTTGAAGGTCGCATCCTGGTTGATCTTGCCGGCGCCCTGCGTCACCGTGCCGTTATCGGTGAGGTTGTAGCCGTTGACGACATCGACGCGCGTCGCGCCCGCGGCCTCGTCGAGGTTGTAGTAGGCGACCAGGCCGAGATTGAGCGGTGAGGACGTGCCCAGGAGCGCCTGGGTGCTTGCCGTGCGCCTCGGGAGATCGGTCGAGGTGCCCGTGATCGTGTCCGTGGTCCCGGAGGCTGGGGCCGTGTAGGCGCCGGCCGCCCCGGTGCCCGAGATCGTGCCGTGCTTCACCGTCCAGGAAAAGACCTCGTTGGTGAACCCGGTCGCGAGATTGAAGGTCGTGCCGGCGCCATAGGCGACGGTCGGGTTGAGCGGGGAGATCGTGACGGCCGGTGGGCCGCTCGCGGCTGCACCGGCCCAGAGCGTGCGCATCTGGTCGGGATTGCTTACGTCTGATGCCGACACGTTGTTGACCAGGCCACACTGGCCCGCGGTCGTGATCGGTGTGCCGATGTCGTTAGCGCTGTAGATCTGGTTGCCATTCAGGAACACCGTGCCGGTAACCGTCGTGGTCCCCGTGATCTGGAAGGTGAGCGTATCACCAGCCTGCGGCGCGGGCGAAAACGTCTGATTAGTTCCCGTCCCGCTGCCAGGCGACCCGCCGTTGATTCGCAGCCAGACATAGCCAAATGCGCCGCTTGGGCCTGCTCCATTCCCGAAGAACAAGACGTAATAGTTCTTGGTTCCCGATGGCCCCGACCCACGCAGGCAGAGACCCAGAGGCGAATCCGTGCTTGCCCACCCGGCACCGAGAACCACGGAGATCGAGCAATTGACCGGCAGCGTGTTGTTGCTTGAGAAAGCCGGTTTGCCCCAGACGTTCGTTGCCGTGCTGTAGATCGCACCACCCGACAGGGTGAACACCGATCCATCGGCATCCCAGGTATCGCCAGAGTCGGCGGTGTGATTGTTGAGCGTGCCACTGCCCATGAAGCGATCGAACAGGTCGGCCATCACGCGATCTCCGAGTGATCTGTCGTCTTCCTGGAGATCGTGCCCGACGACAGGAGCTGCGTATCGCTGGCCACCGCGTTCAGAATCGGCAGTGATCCCGAGGCCACGTTGATCGAGGCGTTACCGCCCGCGCCCTGATGCGAGAGGCCAGTCGAGTTGATCAGGTTGACCGTGCCGCCATCCATCTTGACGATATTTGCGATGTTGTTGCCGGAAACCTGGCCCATGTTCAGCCGGCCGATGGTGCCGCCGGAGGCCTCGACGAGCGCCGTCGTCGTCGCGGCCCCGCGTGAGTAGCTGACTTTCGAGAGGACCAGCTCGTTGACGGTCCCCGTCGGAACCGAGACGAGCGGCATGTTGATCGTCGTGTCGGTCGAGCTTTCTCGCACGACGACATCACTGATCGAAAGTCGATCGACCACGGTGGGGGCGTTTGGGGCCGTGGTGTTGCTTCCGGTGTCAATTGCCACGATCGGCCACTGGTGCGCGGTCCTGTCGCCAATCTGGAAGCCGGAAATCTGAAACGAGCTGACGGTGCCCCCGATCCTGTTCTCCTGGCCCGAGGTCCCGCTCATTGTCAACCAGCGGACGTTGAAGTTGCGGAGGATCACATGCCCAAGGACCGGCGAGCCGAGAACGTCGAACGCGTTGGCCGTGAAGGCGTTCTGGTAGGAGTAGCCGTTGACGTTCTCGACCACGACGTTATCAATCTTGCACGGGGTCAAGGCCGGCTGGCCTGACATATTGGGCAGGCCCGAGAGAAACCGGATACAATTCATGCATGTCTTGGGAAAGAGTCCGCTGACGACGAAGTCCGTGATGTCGCCGTAATAGAGCATGCCGAAATTTGGCGGCGACCAGGTCCCGAGCATGTTGCCGTCGATGGCATTGAGGGCCACGAAGTCGTCGCTGTTGGCTCCGCGGATATCGCGGATGCTGCCCCGTGCCGCCGGCCCGTTCACATGCACGATGTCGGTTCCGGAATCGACCGAGCCGTTGAAGCCGGCGAGCGAATTCGGGATCACACCGTTGATGTTATGGACTGTGAGATCGAACACATTGGCGAGCCAGAGGCCGAAGCTGATCGCATCGTACTCGTCGATGTTCTCGATCTTGAGGTTGTTGACGCCCAGGAAGTACAAAAGGCCGGGCGCCCCGCCGCCTTTGGCTGTGCGGCTGCCGGGCGCGTTGACGCCGGAACCCGAACTGCCATTGCGATAGTTGCCGTCGAGGCGGAGGTTCCTGACCGTGATGTCGTGATCATTGGTCGAGGCGCCGGGAGTGGCGTTGTAGGAAGAGTTCCAATTGGCGTTACTGAAGGTAAAGCAATCGGCCAGGCTGGTGCACGTCGCTTGCGTGATGGTCGCGCCGTAACCCATCCCATCGATGGTGGTCCCCGAATAGACCCGGCATCCCTTGACAGTAAAGGGAATATCTACGATGAACGTCACCAGGCTATTCTGCCCCAGATTGAGGATGGCCTGAACTGCCGTATGTTGATCGGTACCGTCAGACTTGACGCCGCACTTGGACGCGTAGTAAATCGCGGCCGAAGATTTGGCGACGATGGTCAATCCCAAGTTGGCACCCTGTCAGGTCAGACGGTCAGGATCGCACCCTGGAGGACCGCCGCGGCGGTGCAGGTGCAATAGAAGGCGGTCACGTCGGTGCTGAACGGGTTCGGGTAATACCCGCCCGAGGCCTCCCACACGAGCGGCATGCCGGCCTTGAGCTCGATCGTGTCCGCCGGCGATGTCGCGCTGTTGGTCTTCACGGTGAGGTCCGTCGTCGAGAGGAGATAAAGGGCCTGGGTGGCGGCGATCGTCCAGGCCGCGGCGATCAGAACATCGGTGCTGCCGGCGTAGAACTGGCGGGCGATCCTGACGGTATTCGTGCCGGTCTCGGTGTAGCCGCCGGCGGCGTGGGTGCCGTCGGTGCTCGAGAAGGCGATGGAGAGATCATGGGTGATCAGGTTCAGGCCGGCGGTTGGCCAGGGAGAGCGGCTGCCGATGCCGCCAAAGCGGGTGGAGTTTAAGCGTGCGCCGTTGAACATCGCCGTGCCCGCCGTGCGCTCTCAGTAGGGGCCCTGGGCGCACATCTGGAACAGCTCGCGGTAAGTTGGCAGGCCCGAGCCGATCGCGGTATCGAGAAAGGCATCAATCCCGGGCGCGGCCTGCTGAAGGAGCACGTCCGCATGATAGGAATCGCAATAGAGGAACTGGCCCGGCGTCACGAAGAGCGCATCGAGGAAGTTGCCCCCGCTCTGACTGAGCAGGCCAGCGCACTCGACGAGCCTCACGACGGCCGCGAGCAAGTTGCTGCACGAAGCGGCGCTGGTTGACATGATCTGCGTCTGTTTGACCGTATAGTCAGGCGTGGTCGTGCGCGGTTTGGCTACGGTGGGATCTGTTTGCATGATGAAACCTTTGCTAAAAAGGCCTGCCAATCAAAGGAGCGACACCAGCCATGCTGTCAACACCTGATTATAGACGGCGAAAGCACATCGTGCGTTGGCGAGCGCAATATTCGCAGCGGTCGACGTAAGCCACCGATTGCCCGCGAGCGAGGACACATCATTTTGCGTCAAGGTAATCGTATTAGTGCCGATGTTCCAAATATAGGCGAATTGGCCATCAACGCCGAACTGCATACCGGTGAGATTTATTGGCGCGGTCGCCTGTATGGCAAAGCTGAGCCCTTGACCTGGGTTCCAGTCGTTGGTATTTGCCGACAATGTGGGTGGATACGCGAACGACGAATACAACGTGGTGGCATTGAACTTATTGGCACCAAGAGCATTATTCAAGAAGACCAGATTTCCCGATTGCGCCAGATTGCCGCTCGCATCGGCGAAAAGAACCTGGTTGACCGCGCCATTCTTGATGGAATTACCAATCACGAGCGCCGCCGACTGGAGCTCGTCAATCGTCGCCTTGCAAACGCGAATCTCGAGCGGCGTGCCCGCCGGCAGGTTGACGTCGGTGTAGCCGGCCGCCGGGGTGACGCCGGTCAAGGTCGAGCTCGAGAGGCCCGTGGCTTCGAAGATGCCAAGGATCGTCTCGGTGGGAGTCTCGGGATTGGTCACGGCCGTCATCCGATAAACCTTGCCGGACGGCAGGGCGGGGAGGCCATTGAGAGCGCCGAGTACGATCTGGCCGCTGCCGGCGGTGTGGGCAGTGCCGACCGTGCTTGACCAGTTATCGACCGCGAGACCGAAAGTCGACATGCGGGATCCTCAGAGCTCCTGAAGCAGCGCGTCGAGCTCGGCCTGGGCGCGGTCCCATTCGGCCTCGAGGAGCTTGTCCGCCTGTTTGGCTGCTACTTCCAGCGTATGCTCCCTGGAGTGCTCCAGGGCCTGCTCATGACTCTCGAAGCGGGTGCGGTCGCCGCCGCGGGACGTGCCCTCGTGCGGTTCGATGACGCTGATCCAGGCGGTCTTGCCGACGGCCGGCAGGGTGACCGCGGCGACATGCCGCCCGGCGCGGTGCTGGGTGTAGAGATTGCGGGTCGATTCGCCGACCTGGAGGTCAACCCGCTCCCTGGCGGCCGAGGCACTTAGCACACCAGGGAGACGGGCCAGGCCCTCCAGGAGCTGACGGGCCTTGTCGAGACCGGTGATGGTCATTGCTTGGGCTGTTCCTTGATTCCCTGCTGCTTCAGGAAGGCTTCCTGGTTCGCGATGATCACATTGATCTTCGCGATCGTTTCCTTGAAGGCTTCCTGGTTCTCAAAGATGCGCTGCATGATCTCGCGGAGATCGTTCTTGGTCTTCTCGCGGAATTCGAGCCAGATCTTCCAGGCTGGAATCGCGACGCCGGCGAAGAGGCCCGTCATGGCGGTGATGGTGGCCACAATCGCGATCTGAGCACCCTGGGCGGGATTGATGGCCTCGTGCGCGGCGAGCAGACCGAACACCGTGCCGACCAGCGATCCGGCCAGGCAGACGGCTATCCCAGCCATCTGGAGAAAGACCACCGGAGGAGCTCGGGGTTGGGGTAGATCCAGCACTCGCCGGTCGCCGTGTCGCAGACGGCGACCGGCCCCAGGAGCTGATCGCTGAGCGTGTCGAAGCGGAAACAAAAGGGCAACATGGTTTCAGGTAGTGAGGATCGAGCCCTGGAGGAGTGCCGCGGCCGAACAGGTGCAGTAGAAGGCGGTGACGTTGGTGGTGAACGGATTGGGATAGTAGCCGGCGGAGGCGTCCCAGATCAGAGGCACGTTGGCCGTGAGATAGATCGTGTTGCCCGGCGCGCTCGAGCTGTTCGTCTTCAACGTCATGTTCGAGCTCGAGACCAGGAAGATCGCCTGGGTGTTGGCCACGGTCCAGGCCGCGGCGACCAGGACGTTGGTGCTGCCGGCCGGCAGGTTCCGGGAGATGTCGATCGAGGTGGTGCCGGTCTCGGTGAACGAGCCGTTGATGCGGGTGCCGTTCGACCCCGAGATGCCGATCGAGAAGGCATAGTTGATGCCGATCACGCCCAGGACCGACAGCCAGGAAAGACCGATCGCGAGCAGGAGCAGGATCATGATGTTGTTGCCACCGGCGGGGCGATTTGCTGGACCAGGAGGTTGTACTCGCGATGGCGGTTCTCGACGTCGTCGACCCAGATGATGTTGAACGTGGCGGTGCCGAAGAGCATCCGCATCGAGGGGAGCAATCCCGGCGCGGGGAAGAGCGAGGCCACGTAACGCATCCTGACCGCGTGGGTGACGACGGCCGAGATCTGCTTGGCATTGACGGCCTCGCGGCCGGCCAGGTTCTTGATCTCGGCGTAGAAGGTGCCGTCCGGCTTCCAGCTCGGCTTCATCTGACCGTACCTGTCGCGGGTTTCCGACAGGGTCTCGATGGTGACGCGCTGGCGGAGCGGGCCGATGATCACGGTGCGCCGTCCTCGGGCGGGCGCACCAGCCGGTAGACATAAGCGTAGCAGGGGCGGCCGTCGGGCTTCGTCCACTGCGATTCGTAGGTCTTCGTGATGAACTTCTCACCAATCAGGCGGTTCAAGAGCCGGACGCAGGAGTAAGGGCTGAGTCCCTCGACCTGCTCGAGGACCTGCTTCTTCGTCAGGGCACCAGCGGACCGGATCACCACACGCATTCGTTCGAGCATCACGCGATCTTCCTCTTGAGTCATCATCATCATGGTCGCTCAGGCATACAGACCCGGATCGGTTGCGGAGAGGAGTGCATCCACTGTATTCGATACCGGATAGGTTTGCGCGTCGGCGACTTCCTCGCGGTGCTCGTACCAGGACGCGACCATCAAGGCACACGCGCTCTTGACGCTCTCGGGGACCTGCGCGGCCGTGGCATAGCCGGCGGTGAACTGGATCACGACCGCGTCGGGCTGCCAGCGGATCACCGGCCAGATGCAGCCGGGGACGTTGGCGATCCGGGAGCTGTTGCCCGTCGCAACGATGTAGATCGACGGATCGAGCGTGACCCAGTTCCCGACCGGGTCGACGCACTTGATCGAGGCCACGGACACCAGCGGCGGCGCCGGGATCCGGATGATCGCCTGGCCGTAGGGCAACCACTGCGGGTTCGGCCCCATCAGGCGATTCCAGCGGTTGTAATAGCTGATCGCCGCGGCCGGGAACTCGTCCATGAAGAAGTCGTAGGTCGTCGTGAGGAGCGTTTGCCGCAAGAGGGCCTGGGCCCGGAGGCGGGCGCTATCGATCAGGCGGGCGACCAGGGCGTCGTCGTCGGGGATCTCGAGGCGGAGCTGGAGCTTGGCCTCGGCCAGAGTGATCGGCTCGAGCTGGAAGCTCAGGGGCTGCTGGCCGCTGAGCGTGGCCTTCTGGGTCAGGGTGACCTGGGTGGCGGAGTCGGTGGACAGGACGAAGGTTTTGAACGGGATACCGTTGCCCGTGACGCCCACCGCGCCGGCGATCGCGGCCGTGGAGAGGCCCGTGATGACCGGCGAGCCGCTGGTGAGCATGCCGGTCTGGGTCACGATCGGGCCGGTAACGACCTCGAGGTGTTCGGGCATTGGGGTTCCGATAGCAACGGAGAAAAAAACAACGATCTTCGCATTGGCGGGGGTTATCTCTTGCCGCCGGCGTGACGGGGGCCGACGGCCTTCTCGGAGGCCTCCGGGGCGGGCGCGGTGGCGGTCTCGATCGGGGGTGCCGCGGGGACACCCTCGGCGACAGGTTCCGCGGCGCCGGAACGGACCAGGAGCTCGGCGTAGCGGCCATGGGCCGAGATGATCGCGCCGGGTTCCTGCCAGACCTGATCAATGACCAGGCCGCGGAGGAGCTTGTATTTCATGGGCGTTGGTTCCTCTCCGCTGGCGTCAGGTCGTGGTCATCCCAATCGTCGCCGAGAACGACTGCGGATGGCGCAGGTTGATGTCGACGTCCTGGAGCGTCACGATTCTCAATGTGCCGGCCGATGATCCGGTGTAAGGATCAACGATGACGTCCTGGCCGGTCCACATGGCGAAGACGAGGTCCTGCCAGTTGCCGAAGATCAGCGGCGAGCACACAGCGCCCGAGGTGCCGACGGTGTAATTCGCGGGAAGCTGATTGGTCACGAACGCGGGGTAGCCGTTCAGAGGCTCCTCGCCGGTATCCCAGAGGAAGAGCGGGTAGGTGGGCGAGGCGATCTTGGTCGTGGTCTTCATCTTGCCACGGCCGACGGCGTTGCACATATAAGCCAATGCGCCAACATCAGCGTTGGCTTTCGCAACGTTGCTCTCGAGATTGACCACCATTTGCCATGTGGGCGGCCCGCCGTTGGCGCCGAGACTGGTGTCCATGGTCACGCCGGGATTGTTCAGGATCCCGAGCGGCTGATTGGCGGTGCCGCTGCCGATCAGGGCGGCGGCGTCGACCCCGCGGGCGACCACCGCGGCCAGGTCCTCCCTGACGAACATCTCGGCATCGGTGTTGATCTGCTCGGCCAGGCGGCGGGTGATGTCGGTGAAGGCGCCGCAGGTTTTGGGCGTGAAGAGGACCTGGTCGACCGTCTGGTTGCTGCCGGTGACGGGCGTGCCCTCAGCCACCCAGTAGATCGTCGCGGCCTGAGACTGGCGCGGGATGCCGAAGTTGCCGATCATGTCGGTCATGATGCGGGCACCGGCCGCGGCGGTGGCCATGCGGGTGCGGAGGATCTCGATGTAGGTCGTATCGAGGATGGTCGGGATGCCGCCAGTGCCGGCGGTGGTGTCGAAGGCGCGCATTTCGGGAGCATACTGGCGGCGGGCCAGGGCGCTGCTCCTGAGGTTGACGGGGAGATCGAGCGGCATCACGAATCCGGAACCGCGGACGTTGCGACCGCGCCGGAGCTCGAGCTCCTTCGAGACCTCGCCCTCGAGGCCATCGAGCGTCTGATGATTTGCGAGCATGCGGATCGCGCGAAGGATGGAGTAGCGGCCGATATTGCGCGATTCGTTGTGCGGCATGATCTCGCCGCGGCGGTCGCCGTTGGCGTCGACCTGGCTGGAGAGCGCCTCGAGCCGCCCGCGCTGGGCGATCTCCTCGCCCAGGCTCTCGGCTTCCTTCAGGAACGCCTCGAAGCGGGTCCGCTCGTCGGGCGACTTCGGGCGGTCTTCCTTCTCGGCCTTCTCGTTGAGCTCGCGAGCATCGGCAACGACCTTCGCCCGCTTCCGTTTGAGTTCATGGATTTCCACGATGTGCTGTCCTTCCAGTTAGAGAGTCGAGGCCTCCAGCAGACGGAGGCGGGCGGTGTCGTGCTCGATCTCGATGAGATGGAGCGGCGGGGTTGGCGGATCGGGCGGGGCGGACGGCGCCTCGCGCTTCGCCCTGGCCGCGGCGTAGGACCTGACCGCAACCGAGGTGTCTTCGTAGGCCGGGAAGGTCACGGGGCCGACATCATAGAGCTCGGCGATCTCGACGACGGTCCGTTGCCAGGGTTCGCTCGAATAATCCCACTGATCGATGGCCGTCGAGAAGGCGAAGGACTGGCCCTGGATGTCGCCGCGGCCGATCGACTCGGCCGTATCGCGGCCGATCTGGGTGTTGGGGAGGTCGCACTCGATCCGCAGGCCGATCTCATCCTGGACCAGGCGGAGCGTGCCGGCGGAGGTCCTCCCGAGGATCGATTCGGGCTCATGATTCCGCAGGCAGCGCACATCGCAGCGCTTCAGAGCATCGGTGAAAGCGCCCGGCGCCACTTTCTCGCGGAAGAATCCGAGATCGAGCGAGTAGCGATTGAAGACGGCGGCATAGCCGACGATCGTGCCGGGGCTAGTTGAGCCCTCCGGCGCGGCGCGGAGCTCGAGCGGCTCGACGATCTCGCGGGCTTCATAGACCGCCTCGAGCTCGGCGCGGTCGGGCATGATGCCGGGAAGTTTCGATTGTCCAGGCGCCGCGCGTTTCATGATTCGGCCCCGATCTCGAGCAGTTCACCGTTGGTCTTGCCGTTCTTGGCGGCGCCGAGCTGGTCCGTCGACCCGGCGCCGTCATCCTCTGGGGATGTCGGTTGCCCCGGGGCGGCGGGGCCCGGGCCCTGGGCGGCCATCGCCTCGCCGGCACGCTCGAGGGGCACATACTGGGCCTGGAGGTAGCTTTGATCGGCGTGCGCGTCGTCAAAGGGATTCAGGCCCTCAGATTCCCTGATTTCGTTGGGCGTGATGGCGGCGACCGAGAAGAGGTTGCGGTAATAGGTCGACCGGGCCGTGGAATTGCCGCGCAAGAGCGCGTTCATGTCGTGGACGAACTCGAGCCGGCCCTGTTCCTCATCGAAAAGCAGTTTCCGGTTGCACTCGGCCTCGATGGCCTCGCACCAGCCTTGCAGAGTCGACGTGACATAGTCGATGTTCGACTCCTCGACGTTGGCCAGGTGAGCCTGGGAGTAATCCTGGAGCTTGTGGGGCGGGATCTTCAGAAGCCGACAGATCTCGATGACCTGGAACTGCCTCGAGGTGAGGAACTGGGCCGCCTCGGGCGAGATCTGCGCCTCGACCCACTCCATCCCTTCCTCGAGGACCGCCGTGCGATGCGCGTTGAGCGTGCCGGCGTGGACGTTTTCCCAGCTCTCGCGCAGCCGCTTGGCGCCATCCTGGGTAAGGCGTTTCGGGTGTTTCAGGATGCCGCCAGGCCTTGCTCCATTGCCGAAGAGCGCGGCACCGAATTGCTCTTCAGCGATTCCCAGGCCGATCGCCTGGCGGCCCATGGTGGTAACGCTGTAGCCCAGGAGGCCATCGAACGAGAGGCCGGCGATGTGGAGGATGTGCTCGGGCTGCCACTTCTTGCCGGTGTTGAGGTCGGTGTAATAGAGCTTCTGAGTGTCCTTGTCGCGCTGGGGACGTGTCGTCGAGGGATCGAGCGGCCAGAGCGCGGTGGGGAAGCCGGAGCCGTCGCGGACGATCTCGGAATAGTGGTTACCCCAGCCCAGGGCATGGCCCATGACCATCTGGCGATAGCGGAAGGCGTTGTTTTCCTCGTTCGGCTTCGACCGCAGCAGGGCATAACGGGGATCGGTCAGGGCGCGCTTGCGGCCACCGCCGCGGATCTTGCGGGTGAGCACCAGGGGGAGCTTGGCGATGTCGGTGCTGATCGTGTCGACCCCGCAAAAAAAGGCTGTGAGCGTGAGGGCCGTGCGGGGCGTGACGATGATGCCGGAGAGGACCGGCGCGATCAGCGAATAGCCGTAATACTGGCCCGGGATCAGGCCGTGAGCGCGGCGTGCGGCGCTGGCGATGCCGCGGCCGAGGCGAGTGAAGAAGCCGGGGCGTGATCGAGTTGCCTCCGGTGTCATCGTCGGGCGCGGACCCCGGCGCGAAAGAGCATCACGCCCCCGATGCCGCAAAGCCCGAGCGCGAGCATCACAAACGAATCCGGTTCCGGTATCAGAGGTTCGACGGTGATATTGACCGAACCGCCGACGATGACCTTTGACTGGCCGGCGAAGTCGATGTTGAGGGCCGCGATCGGCAGGGATATCGGCGTATTGAAGACCCACTGGAAGTCGCCGCTGGAGATAGGCGCGGGGAAGGTAGCGTCGACCTCATTGGTGCCGTTGGTGGTGAGCGTAGCGGCGCCCGACGTGAGCGTGAGGCCGGTGATGGTCGTGAGGGCATTGGAGTAGGTCAGGGCGAAGCCGGCGACCGTCGTCGCCGGCGGCTGGACGATCGCGAAGTTGACATCGGTGAAGATCGTGGGATCGGCTGGATCAAGCCCCACGATCGACCCGGCCTGGGCTGCGGGGAGCAGGGCGAGCATGGCCAGGAGAAGGAAAGCAAGGCGCATCGGTTGCTCCTCTGGGGTTAGATCGAGATCAGTCCGCGGGTCTCATAAACCGAACCGCCTGAATCCGGGTCGGAAAGGGCCGCGGCGATGGCGTTGACCAGGGCCGCCGCGCCGTCGATCTTCTTCCGCGAGCGCTTCTTGTCGAGCTTCACGTTGTGCGCCGAGTCCTCGACGGCGATGGCGTTGGACATCATCCACTTGAGGACCGGGTTGCTGCCGTGGCGGATCTGCTTGCCCTTCACCAGTCGCTCGAGGTGCTTCGTGGGCGGGCTCAAGCTCAAAAAGCCCTGGCGGAGGAAGTCGACCGGCAGGCCGTCCTGCTCGCGGAGCTCGATCGCCAGGGCCGTGGCGTTGTAGGGGTCAAGGAGCAGCTTGCGGAGGTCGTTGTTGGCGGCCAGGTCGTTGATCGTGCGGCGGATGAAGCCGTAGTCGACGATCGACCCGGGCGTTTCCTCGATCCAGCCTTCGGAAATCCACTGACGGTAGGGCACGCGGTCCTTGCGGGCGAGCTCCTCGACGTTGTCGGCGGGGATCCAGAACCAGGCCTGGAGGTCATAGCCACGGATCTCATCGCCCCAGAGGGCGACCAGGGCAGTGAGGTCGATCGACCTGGAGAGATCTCCTCCGGCGTAACATGGGAGTGATGCACGATCAGTCGCCTGCGCCGGCGGCGCGCTGCATATCTGCCAGTCCTCGGGGCTGATGAAGACGACGTCGGACTTGCTGACGATGCAGAGCCGCAGGCGGCAGAAGCCGGCGAGTTTTCGGGGGGTTTCGCGGGCTTCAGCGAACTCACGGGCGAAGTCGTCCTCGGAGATGGTGATGCCGAGGCTGGGGTTGGCCTTGCGCCAGACGGCGGGATCACCGATGTCATCCACCTTGGGATCAGCACGATAGACGATCCCCAGAAAAGAGATATCAGGTACGATCCCAGCATTGACGCGCTCGGCATATTGGCGTTCCTCCCACCAGACGCCATCCTCGTCCTCGCCGGCCGTGGTGATGCTGAGGCGAAGCGGCTGGGACCGGGCTGCGCCGGCGTACTCGAAGACATCCCAGAGTTCGCGGCTCTCGAGGCGGTGGAGCTCGTCGAAGATGGTGCCGGACGCGTTCAGGCCGTCCTTGCTGGCGGCCACTGAGCTATTGGCGATGATCACGCCGTGGCCGGCGGGGTCGATGATGCGCTTGTTGTTCTGCGAGTTCTGGACCTGGAGGCGGTTGCGGAGCTCGGGCGAGGCTTCGACCATGCGCCGTTGCTCCTCGAAGATGATCGAGGCTTGATCTTTATCGCAGGCATTCAGGTAGACCTCGGGAGCGCCCTCGCCATCGGCCAGGAGCAGGTAGAGGCCGAGTCCGGACACGAGCGTGCTCTTACCGTTCTTCTTCGGGAGCTCGAGATAGGCCCGCCGGAATCGCCGCAGGCCGGAGGGCATCTTCCAGCCAAAGAGGCGCACCACGAAATCGCGCTGCCAGTCCAGAAGCTTGAGAGGTTGGCCGGCCCATCGGCCCTTCGACTGACAGCAGAAGCGCTCGATGAAATCGCAGACGAACTGCCCGGCCTTCAGATCGAGCCAGCAGCCCTGGGCGACGGCGAGCTCGTCGGACGGATTGCGGATCCAGTCGGCGTCAACCGTTCTGTCTCCTCTTCATGAATTCAGCCAGCGCATCACGGGACTGCGCATCACCCTGGACCTTCACCCTCGAGCGGCTGGCCGGCGTGCATCCGAATTCGGTCAAGAGTGAAGCCATCTGCGCCCGGGCCTTGTGGCCCATCGCCACGGCGGGATTCGGCTTGAGCGCGCCGGCCCCAGTCTCGACCAAGAGGCCATGAATGATGACCTCGAGCTGCGCCTGGATCCATTCCGAATAAGCCGCACAGTAGAGAGCCAGGGCCGCTCCATCGACCTTGGCGAGGACGCCGAGGTCCTCGAGCTCCGGCATGATCCGGTCCCACTCCGCGCGCCCGAACGAATCGAGATACTCGGGCCGCCTCGGCCGACCGGCCGGCGGCTTGGGCTCATCCTGGTTGATGCGATCCTTCCGCGTTCCCTGCAGGATCTTCAATTTCGTCGGCTTCGGTTTCGGTCCGCTTCTCATATCATACGTCGTTTATGTGACATCGTGCAAAGAACGCGGCACCGTGTGCGGAAAGTCTCAGCACGCCTAGGAAGGGGGGATCTCCTGAAGATTGCTATCCCCCCGGGATTTTCTTGTCTTCTTGCTATGACAAGCTTTGCAGAGTGATTGGAGGTTATCCCAATCAAATGCGATCTCCTGATTTGACTCTCGAGCGTTGATATGATGAACATCAATCGCCGGTTCAATCCTACCAGCTTGGTGGCATTCAGCGCACAAAGGATGCTCGGCCAGGAAGGCGCGGCGGAGGCGGCGCCAGCGCGGTGAGGCATAGAACCGATTCATCGCCAGACGCTTCTCGGTCCGGCGGTAATCATCAGAAGCCAGACGCATGTTGGCCGCTTGATGATAGCCGATGCGGGCGGGCATCAGTGTTTGTCCTCGGGCCGGTGGGGCGCCCTGGGCGAGGTCCTATCGATCGCTTCCTGAGTCTTCTTGTGCTGATCGAAGAGCATGCCGCCGAACCTGCCCATGCCGAATAAGACCGCGGCCTCGCCCAGAGTCTGAAAGGCTTCGTCCCAGTGGTGCTCGGTCAGGAGCTGGTACATGGCCAGGCCGAGCAGGCCGGTCGCCGGCAGATAACTGGCGAACAAGCGCACCAGGAAGGGCCGCACATCAGCCGGCTTTTCTTCGGGCTTCCCGGGCGGTTGCGGCGGGAGCGTGGTCACTTGAGCGGCACGATCACGAGCAGGTAGTTACCGGGCCTGTCAAAGGTCACCACATACTGGAGAGGGCCAGACTCCGGGATGTGGAGCGGGATCGTCTCGACTTTATGCTCAGTGCTTTCCTTGGTCCCTTCAGGCGTCGCCGGCGACGTCCTCGGTGGGCCGTAGCGGGTCTGGAGCTCGGCGATGTCCCAGGGCTGGGGCGTGCAGATGTGGCCCAGGCCCGGAGCCATCAGGGCCTCGACGCCGGCCGGTGCGTGGCCCAGGCCCAGGAAGTGACAGGCCTCATGGGCCATCACGCCGATCCGCTGCTCCTTTGTCAGATTGACCTCAGCGATGTCGAACGTCTGATGGAGGACCGTGCCCAGCTGGGCGCCAGGGGGCGGCAGCTCGGTGAGTGCCAGCACATTCCAGGGGCCGTCGACGGGGCCGCCGGCGGCCACGATCTGCGCGGCGGCCGGGTCGTTGGTCGGATTGATTTCGACGCCGCAAACGGCTGTGATCCGCCGGATCGCCTCCGCATACTCGGCCGCCAGCTCGTTCGGATCGAGAACCTTGTAAGTGAACTGAAGGAAGTACCGGAGCGAGGTCAGGGCCCAGCACGATTCAACCGTGAGCGCCAGGCGATCTGGAAAATGGCACCGGCAGCTCTCCAGATGCTCTTCGGTCTCGGCGTCCATCTTCCCGGTGCAAGCCAGACCGTGATAGGTCTGGTAGCGGGTGATGAGCTGCTGGCCGAGATCCTTGAGAACCCACTCGAAGAAAGCGCTATCGGCCGTCGGAAACTCGGGCGCATGACCGAGGCCGTGAAGGCATCGCGCGGTGTCGTGCAGGTTCAAGAGGGAGGTCCTGGGCCGCGGCGGACCAGATCCTGGAGCGTGATTGCTTCCGGATCGTCATAGTTCATTGCGGCCTTGACCCAGTAATTGACCGTGCGCCGCGACACGCCATAGTGCCGGCTGCACCAGGTCGTCGACCGCTGGAGGACCAGCCTGCAATAGGCAATCCGGATGTGTTTGCGGCGCTCCAGCCAGTCATCGCCGCGACTCGGGCGACCGCGTCGTCGCTCACCCTCGAGATGCGGCAGTTTCGCAGTATTCGCCATATCACCGGGTCCTCGTGGGGCTTCACTGACACGACCGCCGTTTCTTCCAGCTATGGCATGATCGTTTCCGAACGATAGAATACACAAGGAGTTAATAGCACTCATTCAAGCCCGATGCGCGCGCAAGCAAATGAGAACGCAATTAAGCGTTGGCTTGACCGATCCGGAGGAGAGCGCCTTGACGTGCATCGCCATGGCGGCGCAGGCCTGGTGCCCGCTGAAGAAACTGAGACGGGCGGGCCACTCGAGCGAGACGTTGAACGCGCTCAGGGACCGCGGCTGGATCGAGCCCTGGGAGCGTGACCGCAGGGGAAAACCCCTGAGTTATCCGAGCTGGTCGCTCACGCCCTGGGCGGCCCGGCATCTCGGGCGGTACGTGATCGAGGCCCGGGGATGCCCCGTGTGGAGCGGCTCGCCAGATGGCCGCCGCGAGCTCGCCAGGGCCCGTCTGGGCAAGCGGGAGCGGCGGCTGTCGTTTCCCGAGCTGGTGCCCGATCGGAAGCCGTCCGGGGCCCGTGGCGCGCAGTATATCGCCTCCCGTTACTGGAACGAGACGACCGACGATCCCGACCGCGCGGAGCGGATTCTCGGGGCGCCGGTGCGGCTGGTGGCGACCTTCTGAGAGGCCAAAGCGCGAAAGTGTTTCGCCCCAATCGCGCGCTGATATGTCCAGAAGGCTTCGAGGTGCCTGATCCGGGGCCCGGGAACTTTCCAGAAACTACCCCCTTTCAGGACAGTTCCGGGTCTCATATAACGCATAAAGGGCCTTACTCGGATGGATATTGACCCCTCTTGATGGTCATTTTCCGGAAAGTTCACGATGTCCGAGTTACGGAAACCGGTTTCCGACGACATCCGTAGCCGCAAATACCTCACTCCCAGCGAGGTCGCGCGGCTGGCCGAGGCGGCTGGCAAGATCGGCCGGCACCGCCACCGCGACAAGCACATCGTGCTCTTCATGTATATGCACGGCATGCGGGTGAGCGAGCTGATCGCGCTCAAGCGCCACCAGCTCGATCTCGATTCCGGCGACGTACATGTCAGGCGCCGCAAGGGCGGTAAGCCGGCGACTCACCCATTGATCGGCCTCGAGATCCGGGCCTTCCGGAAGCTGCTGCGCGATTACCCCGATTCGCCCTACGTGTTCAGCTCGGAAAGGCATGGTCCGCTGACGGACTCGGCCGTGAGGAAGATGATCGTGCGTGCCGGCGTGCGAGCGAAGATCGGGTTTCCGGTCAATCCGCACGCCCTGCGGCATGCCTGCGGCTACAAGCTCGCCAACGATGGCCGCGACACGCGGGCGATCCAGGATTACCTGGGCCATCGCAACATCAAGAACACCGAGCTCTATACCGAGCTGGCCGCCGATCGCTTCAGGGACTTCTTCGAGGACTGAGGTTCGAAACCAAAAACCCCCGCTCCGAGCATCCTGCTCGCGCGGGGATCGGGCGGAAACTGCATCACCTGCTTCACTCAATGCAGCAAGTGCTTCCACCTTGGCCAGGGACTCAGCAGCACCGACGACTGCGGCGAAGCCATCACCGCCTGCGGCGCGACGACGGCCTGCGGCGCCGCCGTCATCATCGGCTGCTGGTAAACAATGCCTGGGTCATACCTGACCTGCTGCACAGCCGCTGCCGGTAGATAGGCCCGGGGCTGCCCGCAGGTCGCAAGCTGAGCGCCGACCTGACCGATGCAGCGCCCGAGGAGACTCGGCTGGACCACATTCAGGCTCAGCGGCTGCGCCGTCACGGCCTGCTGATAGAGGACCGGCTGCGCCGCCAGCGCCTGCTGGTAGAGCACCGGCTGGGCCGTCACCGCCTGCTGGTAGGCCACCGGCTGGGCCATCACGGCCTGCACCACCAGCGGCTGGGCCGTGACGGCCTGGGCGACCACCGGCTGTGCCGCGACCGGCTGGGGAGCGGGGGCCGGCGCGGTCACAGCCTGGGCGGTCACCGGTTGCGCCTGGGCCGCCGCGGCCGAGATCTGGAGCGTGAAGGTCTGCGGCGGTATCTGGACCTGAACGGTCTGGCCGGGGCTCGTGATCTGGAACGTGGCCGGCTGGGCCTGGGCGGGAGCTGGTGCTGGTGGGGGAGCTGGCGGCGGGGCTGCGGCTTGCGGTGCGGGCGCGGCGACCGGCGTGATGGTCACCGCCTGGGCCTGAAGGGGCTGGGCTGGTGGCCCGGGGGTTGGTGGCGCCTTGAGAGCGGCCTGGGCTGGCTGTGGTGGCGCCGGTGTTTGTGGACTGGGGACCGCGGAGCGTGGCGCCTCGGGTGGTGGTGGCCCGTCGCCGTCCTCGCCTGGTGCTGGTGCTGGCATGATCGCCGCGGCCAGCGCAACGCCGGCAATCGCAATGGTTCGACGCAGACTCATCTCGAATTCCTCGACCGGTAGAGGCTGCGGTCCGACCGCTGTACTCGTGTTCCTTCCGCAGTATATCGGCGCCCGGCGCGCAAAACTCCACTCTTCCGGCAGACTTTGCGCCCGCCGCCAGCGAGCACCAGTGGGTTCTTGACATCGTGCAATCATAGAGCTATACTACATGTGTCGTCTGTGAAAGAGTGGAACCGAGAGCAGCTCGCCGCCGCGATCCGCCAGGGCCGGGCACCGCGGAGCATCAACCCGTTCAAGCTCGCCCGCGTGCTGGAGAGGGTCTCATGAAACCACTGGAAGATATGAAACCGCGAGAGATTTACGACGTCATGACAACGATCGGCCGCGCCGTGGAAACCGCGGTAGATAGCTTGGGCATCGGGAAACTGTCGTTTTGCCTCACCGTTTTCGACAGTCGAAAGAAGCCGGAGTCTGTCACCAATTGCGACCTGGCGACCACTATCGAAGTCATGCGAAAGTTGATCAACGCCCTGGAAAGGCGTCAGAAGCTCGAGCAGTCTTCACCACCGGGGAAGTCATGAGCGAGAACATGACGCGCCATGACCTCGACCATCTGACCCGGCGCGGCTTCGTGCCGCGCGTCGAGGCCGGATACACCCACTGGGTTCGCGAGTCGACCGGCCAGGCAGTCCCCCTCGAGGAGCTCGCCGTCTGCCTGATGGCCAGTCAGCCAGGCGGCCTCGGCTGGGTCGTGCCGAGGCTGAACGCCGCGGCCAGGCTGGCTCTCGGTCAAACTTGAAAGGAAACAAGCATGCCAGCGTTGAAACCGAAGCAGATCCGGATCATCTACGTGCCGCTCGGCGGCCCCGGCAGTTCTCTGGATATCCACGACGACCGCGCTGCGCTCCAGCAGCTCGTCGGCGGCTATCCCGAGATGCATGCCATGGGCCGCGGCATCCAGCTCGTCTGCAATGAGGACGGCATCGCCCTGGGCCTGCCCCAGAACGGATGCGGAATACTGGGGCCGTATCTCTTCCTGAAGAGCGATGAGAGGGGTGAGAGCATCAGCCTGAACGACGAGGAGTGCAAGGCGGTCCTCGCCTATGTGGCGGTGCACCGCATGATCAAGCACCAGGGCGGAGGCATGGAGATCAAGTCGTTCGTCTCAGTCGACGATATGCTGGCCTTCCGCGAGCGCCAGCGGTTCGAGGCGGAACATGCTAATTGAGATGCTCATGAAACGGAAGCTCTGGAACTGGCTGCCGACCAGGCTCTGCCCCGAGTGCGGGGCCAACGTCTTCTCGTGCGTCGAGGCCGACGAGCTGGTCGACCTCCAGGCGCCCGGCCGGATGCCGATCTGCTGGAACTGTTCGGCCCTGCTCGTGGTCGACCAGGACCGCAACTTGCGGGTGCCGACGGCCGAGGAGATCAAGAAGCTCGTCGACCTGGGCGTCCTCCATGAGCTCCAGGCCGTCCAGACGGCGACCCGGGACATGAATGAGAAACCGAGTATCCATACCAGGAGCATGCTTTGACTTTCGTCGAACTCCAGATGATCAAGGCCCGGGTCCTCCGGATCGAGGCCGATTTGCGAGAGGTCGTTGCCGTGCTAACGCCCCATACCGAAGGCGCGACCGGCCCGCTCAGCCGCGAGAATCACAACCGCCTGGCGGACGCAAGGATCATGCGAGAACGCATCAGCGCTGCGATTCTCTGCCTGAGGCCAGAACCCGGAGCCGAATCGTGACTCGCAATGGCAAGCCGGCCCGAGCTCCAATCCTGACAATCCCCCCGCGCCGGGTCCTCGTCGGCCAGCTCCTCGTCGAGGAAGACCCGGCCTTCGATCCGGTGAAGCTCACCAGTCCCGTGCTGGTCCAGGGGCATGCGGCCGGCGCGGGGACGTTCTGGGCCTATGCGACCTTGCACGATCGGGTGATCACCGTGCTCTCGGATTACCGGCCGCCCCTGCGGGTCTCCCTGGCCGCGATCGTCGAGGCGATGCTCACGGCAAAGGCCCCAAAGCGCACAAAAAAACCCCAGGGCAACAAGCCCCGGGGTGCAACTCACGAAGAGCCCGCGGTCTAGCACAGCCCGCGAGCATCTTCAGATTAGCGGCTGCTCCCAGCCGCGAGCAAGCGCCCGGTTACTTCCTGGACTCATAAACCTTCCTGCCGCTCTTGCTGTAGTGATAGACGCCGCCCCGCGGTCCGACGTGCGTCCCCGAACCATAGCCCGACGAGACATGTTCCTCCGGCAGCGGCAGAGGCTCGAGGTTTTCGCTTCCCTCGATCTTCGGCAGCGGCCAGTTCTTCGCGTAACCCTCGTAGTCGATTCGATCCAGCGTGTCGCCGTCGACCTTGAACTGCCGGACGAGAGCGACCCGGCCCTCTTTCACTTTCAACTGGTGGAATTGCCCGCGCTGAGCCAGAAACTTCTTAGCCTGCGCTACAGTATCCGGCCTCGCCGAGGCGGGGAAACGTGCCTGAGCCAGCGCCGCTGCCTCGAATCCGGAGAGATGGAGCGCGTAAAAGATCTGGCGCCGCTTGTCCTGCGTCAGTCCATCGACAACATCGTCGTTGGTCTCGCTCTGAGCACCCAGCAGAGAACTTGCCGCAGGCGCCGGCAGGGATTCGACCTCTGCCGGACTCGAAGCGATCGCCGGCTGGCTGACCGCGACGGTTGTTTCAATGGGCGGAGGGATCAGTTCCTGGCGACCGCCGGCCATCGCCCTGGTAACCGGCACCACTGCCGGCACCGCCGGCTTGGATAGACGCTTGCTGACCTGTTTGACCGTGACGACAACCAGCACGACAACCAGGAGCACGAAGACCAACGTAGCCTTGATGGCCCACCCAATCAACTTCCCGATCAATCCCACCGAACTCTTCCTTTCCGACCAAAAAGCGACTCCCCCGCCAGCGCCTTCACACGCCGGCGGGGGAGCCGGTCTTCGCAGAGCGAAGTTTTGCGCCTGGTGAAGGGCAGGCTGTTGATCAAAAGCTACCACACAATTGATACCCCGGCAAATTCGGCCATTCGGGATATTGAAACCAATCCGAAGAACCGCTATCGTCGGCACCAACAGGGCTAGCCTCAACCTGGCCCGCACCGACCTTCGAGAGTCCCGCTCTCGATGTGGCAAGACCCCTCAGCCGGGGTTGAGGACCGGCTGGGGGGTTTTGCTTTCCTCGACGACGGGGGAAAGCTAGACTATCTGGGCAACCAGGAGCACCCTAGCCGTCACCCGTCGCCTGCGTAGAACCCGCCCAGCCTTCCAGGTTTTACGCCGCTGGTCTGAAAGAAGGCAAAATCTGCCGTTATCATAGGGTGTTTCTTGCCAGAGCCCCCTATGATCCCGGCCCCAGGAAAGGATACCCATGTTTCCAGCCAACGGGGATGGATCGCATCCCCACGTACCCGCTTTTCTCTCCGCGCGCCCACCGCGGCGGACGCATTACCCCCATCTCGGCTTATTCGCCCAGTCTGAAACCGAAACCACTGAAGTCGAGGTCGACGAGGACCTCAATGACGACTGGGACGAGTCCATCACGGAGAGCTGGCCAGCCTGGACGGATGCCCCGGCAGAGCTCCTCGACTACGACGCTTTCGACGACGACGGCAACTGCACGGACTTCGAAATCCAGGAAGAGGAGGCCTACTGATGGCACGCGCGAAGAATCGAGGAGACAACGAGGAATCCCGGCGGTTCCGCCGGCTGGTCGAGGAGCGCGAGGCCGCGGAGGCACGAAATCCAGCACCAGCGCCGTTTGCCGACCTGCGATTGCCAGGCGTGCTTCCTGAGGGGGTCGATCCGGGCGAGGCGCAAGCCCAGCTCGAGAAGGCGAAGACGCCGGTAGGTCCGGCGTCGCCGCTGGCGCCGATGGCGATCATCGCGGCGCGTACCTGGTTGATCGAGCGCGGCATATTCGCGGAGAACGTCTTTTTCCCGAACGTCGACATGCCTGTGGCTCCCCGCGGTGAGCCACCAAAGCGCGGCAGTGCCGCGCCAGAGCTGCGCGATAAAGTCGACAAGCGCCGAGCTGGCGAACTCAAGATTCGCCTGCTGGCCGAGATCACGCCGCGGGAGATCGAGTGGATCTGGCGGGGTCGCCTCCCGGAAGGCGCGCCGGTCCTGTATTCGGGCGACAAGGCCAGCGGCAAGTCCAACCTCACGTCCGCGATCGCGGCGGCGATCTCGCGCGGGGGGACCTGGCCGTTCAGCGGCGAGGAGATCCAGCAGGGCTCGGTCCTGATGCTGAACTCCGAGGAAGATCCGGAGACCGTCATCCGGCCCCGTCTGGAGCGTTTCGGCGCCGACCTGAATCGTATCGGGCTGATCGAGGGGACGAAACCGGCCGGAGGCGACACATCGTATCCCTTCTCGCTGGCGCTCGACGTCGAGTTGCTGGAGCGGCGGATCCAGAACCGCAAGGACCTCCGTCTGCTGATCATCGATACGCTCAGCTCCTACATAGGGCGCATCGATGCATCGTGTGGTGTGGACATCCGATCGGTGCTGGAACCGCTCTTCAAGATCGCCCAGCGCCAGCGCTTCGGCATCATCCTCTGCAACCATCTGTCGAAGTCAGCCAACGCCAAGGCGCTCTATCGGTCGAAGGATTCGATCGATATTGCCAATGTATGCCGGATGACGTGGCTAGTCGGGAAGGATCCTGATCGGCCCCAGGTGCGGTTCCTGGCGCCAGGAGAAAGCAACTTTGCGCCAGGGCCCGCGATCGGCTTCTCGATCGCCAGAGATGGATCATTCGACTGGATCGGCGAGCGGCCGGGTCTGACGGCTGACGCGCTCCTGGCGCGCGAGGCAGAAGTCCTGTCGCACATTGCTAAGAGGGGGCCGGTCGGCGCCGAGCGGAGGCCGATCAATCAATGGCTCAGTGATCTTCTCAAGGACGGCGAGATGTTTCTCGCCGACATCATCGAGCAAGCGCGCCCGCTTGGTTATGACCGTTCGGCGATCTACCGAGGATTGAAGCGCATCGAGGCGATTCCGTCCGAGGAGCAAGACGGGCGCATGTACCGCCTCCCAGATTCTCTTTTTGACGGCGGCGAGATGTCTGACGAGGCGCCCGATGAAAATTAGCGCAAGTGAACTACTGAGGACCAGCGCGCGCGGCGAGCGCTCGGCGAGCGCCGCAAGTCCTTTGGTATCAAGTGCGCTCGGCGCTCGCCGAGCGCTTCGCGCGCCCGCGCGCGAGGAAAACAGCGAGCGCCGAGCGCCGTTGCGGCGCAAGGGTTTGGGGCGCTCGCCGAGCGCTCGCCGCGCGCGCTGGTCTTCGAGGGACCGGGTTCGTTCACTTTTGATCGGAGGTCCCTAAACAGGGGATCGGGCGTCCATTGAATTGAGTTTTTTTGCGAGAGGTGGGTTCAATGACCGACCAGGAAATCGCTCGCGAGTTGCTGAGCATCGCCAGGCTGTTGACCAAGTCCAAGGGTGATGCCGACCGGAAAGCCTGGCAGGCCACGACCCGGATTGCCGCCCTGGCCGCCCAGGTCCTCGGGGCCAAGGATTCCTCCGGGCGTCGGCCCGCCCTCGAGGACAAGGACGCGGGGACCGCGCACCGCCTGATGTCCTTCGAGGCTGCCCGCTGGATGTCGCTGCGCCTGGCGGCCGGTCCGGTGCCGCGCACCGAGCTCGCCGCGGAGGCGCTCCAGGAAGGATTCACGGCAGCCATGATCGCGCGGGCCATGGAAGAGCTCGGCGTCAAGCTCTCACAAGGGCCCGATGGCCGGTTGCTCGCCGCATCTCTCGGCGACGGCCATGATGCCAAAAAAAACGGGTCGGTGGCGAAGTCGTGAGCGACTGGTCCAAATTCTTGAACCCCTGGAATCGGCCGGCATGGAACATCCAGCGCGCAAAAAGAACCGGCCGCGGGGTGTTTCTCTTGCCAGAGCCCCCCGCGGACCGGTCTCAGGAAAGGCCCGTCCAGAGTTACCTCCATTATAGGTGATCCAGTGAACACCAACAGAGGATTCTGGATCGGTTCGGCCGCCGAGCGCTCGGATTGCCCGAACGCCCCCGGCCGATGGGCGCACGAAGATTCGAACTTCGGACCTCACCCTTATCAGATTCCCGGTTCAGCATGCAAATTCTGGGGTAAATTGGAGGGCCTCCCTCCATCCATCCCCAGTTTCTGCTCCTACCGGGATCTGAACCATGCCGCTCGCGCTGCTGCGCACCGAGCTTGCCCGGCTGCTCGCCTACCTCGAGGTCGCCGGCCAGGTCGAGGTTGTCCCCCTTGGCCAGTGGCGGGAAGCGGTCCTCGCGGGCTGCCAGGGCCGCTCAAGGAGTTACCGCGACCGGGTCGGCCAGGCCGTGCGGGAAGCGGTCGAGCTGGCCGGGCCGGGGGCGACGACGGCCGCCCTGGGGCCGGAGCTGGTCGGCCGGCTGGCGGCCAGGGCCGGGGCGGCGTCGACCACGAATGGGCTCCTGGCGGCCCTCAGGACCGCCTGTGGGCTCGCCAGGGAGCGAGGATGGATTTCACCCCAGGCGCTCCAGGGGGCCGTGTGGCGGGTCAGGAGCGGGCCCCAGACGCGGGCCAGGCACCATAGCAGGGAGGCGATCGCCCGGGTGCTCGGGTCGTTGCGGACGGAGAGGGCGAGCTGGGAAGGTGGGCGCCTTTATGCCCTGGCATGCAGCTACGCATACACCGGGCTCAGGCTCAGAGAGGCGCTCCGCCTCGAGGTCGCCGACGTCGACCTGGGCCGGGGGTTCCTGTTCGTCCGGCCGGGGCCCGATCTGAAGACGGAGCGCTCAGCGGCGCCGGTGCCTTGTCCGCGGGTGCTCGTCGAGGTCCTCGAGGAGTGGGTGCCCCGCGCCGGGTCGCGGTGGGTGTTCCCAAACCTCGGGCGGACGGGGCCCTGGACCGGGGGAACCTACGGCAAGCGCCCGACCGATCGGCTTGTGGCCGCCGGCCAGACCGTGGGCGTGGCCGGGTTCACGCCGCTCAGCCTGAGGCATTCGCTCGCGACCCACTACACCAGCTACTGGGGACTCTCCGAGAAGCAGCTCCAGCAGGTCCTCCGGCACACCACCGTGCTCACCCAGCGGCACTACGTGCACGCCGACCTGGTCAACCTCGGGGAGCTCGTGCGCGGGTTCCGGTTCGACGCCGGGCGCCCCCGGCCGCGGCGATCGCGGCGGCGGAGGGTGCTGCCGAGGCCCAGGCGACGGCGCCCGAGGACAGCGCTCGAGGGCGCGGCCATCGTCGTCGGGCACTAGCTCGAGCTGCGCTTGCCTCTCCCCTGCCCCACCAGCAGAGGGTCCTCTCGTGGGCGCGAGATCTCTCTGATCGGCAGGGTTTCAACCGGATCTCTTGCGTCGGCGGAATCGCCTGCCAGCGGGTCATCCTTGGGCGCCTTGCTCCAGGGAACGATTTTGACCGCGCGCAGATGGGTGCAAACCAGGTGGTCGAGGATCACACTTTCGGGCAAGTCCCACTCCGCGGCGTGCGCCTTTAGCGACTTTCGGGCACTTTCGCTGAGCCCATAGTTGCGGTATTCCACGGGGCCACTACCGCGCTTTCGCTTCTCTTCGGCCATCGTTTGAATCCCCCGAAAGTCGAAGTGCTTACTGCGAGCATTCGCATCTCTTGAGAATTTCCTGAATTAGGATGCTGACATCCTGCCATGATGCGAGTCGTGTGTTCAGGTCGTTGGCGTCTGCCGTCAGATGATCAATCGCTTCGTCGACCGAAAACGAATCCGAGCAGCCATGGCAAACGATCCCAGTCCGCAGATCATTGAGATCGATCGTGATACACGTCCGCTCAGAACAGTACGGGCAGTCCAACTCGAGTCCGGACGGCTTCCTTGCATCCGCGGTGTTTTTTGCACCTTTTGTAGCTTCAGCCATCACTGAATCCCTCCGTTCGCGGGGATTTGCCACCGTCCTGACGCCGGCGGCCAGTGAACAGATCGGCCGGCGATTGGTTTCAATGGCACAAAAAAAGTCACGCGGTGTCACGCGTGACTTGGAGGTTCGCTGCTCGGCCGGCGGTCTCAGGGCGGTGGAGTGCGCGAGTATCCGCCCTTGGCGATGAAGGCGGCGGCGTCGGGATGATCGCCGCACCAGTCCGTTGCGAGCGTGCGCGGCCAGTGCCAGAGGAGGGCGTCCTCGGCGTGAAGGCGGATCGTCGGGGCTGACCTGTGGCATTCGGCCGAGATGACGTCATTTCCATCAGCGTCCGGTTCTTCAATGCGGACGGTGGTCTGATCCCAGAAGGGGCAGGTCTGGCATTGCGGGACGGCCGGGTCGGGCTTGGCCATGGGCGGAGCTCCTGTAAAAAAACTAGGACACGCCGGCGAGGCGGCCGAGGAGGATCAGGGCGAAGATGGCGACCAGGGCGATCACGAGGACCCAGCCGATCTGAACGACCCAGCCAGGGATCGTGATCCCCATGGCGCGAAGGGCCACCGCGACGATCGCCACGACGGCGCCCAGGACGATGGCGAAGATGGCGAGCTGGAGCAAACTATAGCCGGCGAGCATGATCAGCGTCCTGTCAAGGCGTCCGGGATTCGGCCGGCCAGTAACCCGCGGGGCAGCGCTGTTCGGCCCAGGTGACCTTCAGGCGCATCGAACAGCCGCAGAGATCACAGATGTCCCTCTCCGCGCGGTAATGGCCGCCGGGGCAGGCGTGGCAGATCGCCAGCCGGCGGCTGGCCTCAGTTGTCGAGGTCTCCGGGAAGCCGGCGGCGACGTGCTCGGCGACGGCCGCCGCGAAGCTGGCGGCGCGCTCGAGGAGGCCCGGCGGTTCTTCCTCGACCAGGTAGCCCGGACCGGTCCAGTTGATAGTTCCATCGCGCGATTGGCTCAACAGTTATTCACCGTCACGTTGAACGTTTTCTGAATCGTCGTGGTCGTACCGCACCGGCCCGTATTGTTATCAGTGAGAGTCACCGTGATCTTGGCGGTGCCGACTTTTGCGAACCCTTGGCCAAAGGTTAATGAACCGGTAGTGTTCGGATTAGTCCAATTGACTGTTACCCCTGAGATAACACCAGTATTGGAAGTCGATGCGGTGATTTGTAAGAAGCCGGTGCGATTACACTTGCCGGCGGTAATGTTGCTCATTATTACTATTAAGCCAGGAATTGCTGTCCAGCATGTTGTTTGATCGCTGAAGTCATTAAGTGTGGGCGCTGCCGGCTGACCCACGGTGACGCCCATGCTCTGGCTCTTGGTGCCGCAGGGGGACGTTACCGTGACGGTGATGCCGCCGGGACTCGAGCAATTATTGAGGCCGCTCGCCGGCGTGAATTGCACCGAGCCCGTTGAGTCGGGGCTGGTGTAATTGACGGTCGGCGCCGGGATTTGCGAGGTGTTGTTCGTGGTCGCCGTGACCTGGATATCGCCCATCCCGCCATTGCCGATCCCCGTGAGGTTGACGGTCACCTGGCCCGGGTCGCCGCAGAATTGCTGATTTTTGAGTGGGTCCAGGGTTGGAGGGCCGCTGCACCGGGCGCAACAGTTACAACCCACCGAGAATTTCATTCGATATCAGCAGTCCGCCGTGACCACGAAGTAAATACCGCTCCAGAGCGCCAACCAGATAAGCTTGCTGCCGGGAACCGCGGTGGTATAGAGATTGTAAGCATCGACCAGATCGCCCTCGACCAGGTCGGCGCCACCGGTATCGAGCTTGTAGAGAATGGGCTGGAAGTGAGCGGGACTGGTCACGGAGCCGGCCGGCGCGCCGGCGCTGCCGCTGTTGGCTGGCACGAGGCTTCCCGAGGCCGCGCTGAATGGCCAGCGGCCCCGCTGCGGGGCGCGGTTGTAGAGCTGTCCCTCGATGCGCTTGACCACCCGGGCGATGCGGGCGGCGTCCTTCTTCGAGAAGCCCCAGGCGCCGCCGTTGTCCGCTGCCGACGGGATCTGATCGTTGGGCATTATCCGTATCCCGGCGCGCCGTAGGGATCGAGGCCGAGCATGCCGTAATCGGCTTCCTGGTAGACCTCGAACGGAATCGCGACTGGACTACCTCCGGTCTGGAGCTTGACTCCCGTGCCGTCGAGCAGCGCCGGCGAGCTGATGTCCTCGCCCTGGTCGTCGAGGATCTTCTGCTTGACGCCGCTGACGATCTGGCGCATGCCCTGATCGAGAATCCACTTCTTCCAGCCGTTGGGGTTGATCTCAAACTGGTACGTGACGACATAGTAAAACCCGCAGATCGGGTTGTACTCGAGCTCGCCCAGCGGCGTACTCATCTTCACGCTCAGCGGCGGAAAACCGAAGAAACTATCGGTGTTGAGCGTGTCCTTCCAGGAAAGCGCATAGGTCGGCGAATACTGTTGCTCATTGCGCACGATCCGGAGGGTGGGGCGCGAGTCGTCGATTGTGATGGGCGGATCGAAGTAGTCGCCGGCCGAGTTGATCACGGGATTGCCGTTGCGGTCGACGATACAGGGCTGATCAAACCGGTTCTCGCCCCAGCTAATCTTGAGCGGGTGATTGAGCGGGTTCTCGGGGAACTGGGTGGGATCATAAGGCGCATAATCGACCGTGACGACCCAGGAAGAATCATCGTTGCAATCCGGATCAATCTGGGCGTCGATCTTGGTGGCGAATGCATAGTTGTCATACTCGACCAGCACTCCACCCGGGGTCTCCAGCACATATGGCTGGCCGAAGAAGACGGGAATGGATTGGCGGGCACCGAGCGGCCCGATGGCATAGGGGCCATCGGTGATGACCCGCCAGGCCCGGCGGTAGGTGCGGTGCCACTGAGGGTCGATGCCGCCCTGGCGGGCGCCGCGCATTTCTTCTACCGAGATGATCGCCATATCAGGATGTCAAATCGTGAACGCCGGGAGCCCCACATTCTGCGTGCCGGCGCGCTTATTGATCTCCTGGATCCCCTGGGCGGTATTTTTCGTGTGTTTGGCCGTTTCCTTGGTATTCGCTGCGGTCTGCTTGGCCTCGTTGCTCGCGCCCTGATTGAGGAAGCGGGTGATTGACGAGGCTGCTTCCGTACTGCCGATTTCGGCTGCGGCCACACCCTTGTATTCGGACGGCTTGACCTCGGGTTTTTCCTTGCCCGGCGGGGGCGGTCTGACGCCGAGCTTGGGTTTGGTCTTCTCGTATGCCTTTTTGCGATCGGCGATCCGCTGGCCGGCGGCGGCGATTTCATCCTCCATCGAAATTAGTTCCGGCTTGATCATCTCGGGGAGGGCGGCGGCCGTCGCCTTGAATCCCTCGAGCAGCGGCGTCCACTTGAAGGTCCACCCGCCCATGGGATTGGAAAAGAAGTTGTAGATCGCGACGGCGAGCTCGCCGAGGTTCGTGCCGAGGTTCTTGAAGATGCTGATGACCGCATTCACGCCGTCATAGATCAGCTCTCGCCAGTTGCCCGCGATGTACTCGGCCATGATGCCCAGGTTGCCGGGGATGGTCTCGATGTAGGCGAGGATATTCGAGAAATTCTGGACCGTCGTGATTTTGAAGATGGTCCAGTAGTCGCCGGCGTTGCGCAG